GGAGGATTATATGGGGGCTTTGTTGCCTATAAGGATTATACCGATTTTAAAGAAATCGTGTCAGCTTATGTAGCTCCAGATTTATCTGGTTTTGATAAAAAATTAGCAGTGACAGAAGAAAAGATGAACAAAGAAGTTGCTGTTTTACAAACTGAAGTAGATATGATTATGCAAGAAATGCAAATGTTACTATCAGAAATTTCTTTAATAAGTGATGTTGCGAACGAATTAAAAAATGATTTACGTACAGATTTACGTAGAGTTGAAAAAATTATTGAGGATGTAGAACAGAATCAAAAACAAGACTCTCGTGAAAACTCAGCAGATATTAAGTTTGCTATAAAAGACATCAAGGAAGATATGGCAGAATTAGAAGAAAAAATAACTGATATCATACAAAAAACTTTAGCTAATCCTTTAGCTGGAATGAAGTAATGAAACAAACAGGTAATGAATATTTTACACCATCACCTAAAAGAACAAGTATAGGTCATAGTAAAAATACAAGACCAAAAAATAAACACAAAAGGAGAAGTTGGAAGAAATATAATAAACAAGGTTAATTAAAGGAGAAATAAAAATGGAAGACATTGTAGTTATTAATAGAATACAAAAGTATATTAAAGATAAAATAGAACGTTGTTCTCAAACTTTATTATCTGGTGGTGTTGACAGTATGGATAAATATCAATACATTGTAGGAGAAGTTAGGTCTTTAGAAGACATACAACAGGAAATCTCTAACCTGCTAGATAATAAGGAGCAAAATGATGGCTGAAGTGAAATTAGCACTACAAGAAAAATACGAAAACGAAAAAAAAGAAGAGAAAAAAGAAATAGAAAAGAAAACTCTCGATGCACAGAATATAACTGAATCTGAAATAGATAAACTACCTCAACCTACTGGTTGGAGATTATTAGTATTACCTTTTGTAATGCCTGAAAAATCTAAAGGTGGAATTATTATTGCTCAAGAATCTTTAGATCGAGCAAGAATTGCTGTTCAAGCAGGTTATGTATTAAGAGTTGGTCCACTAGCTTATCAAGATAAAGAAAAATTTAATACCGGTCCTTGGTGTAAAGAAAAGGAATGGGTTATCTTTGCTAGATATGCAGGATCAAGATTACAAATTGAAGGTGGGGAAATTAGAATATTAAACGATGATGAAGTGTTGGCGACAGTAAAAGATCCTGAACACATTCTTCACGCTATATAACATAGGAGATAGCTATGCCAGAAGAAGTATTAAAAGAAGAAGAACACAATTTAATTGACGTAGGCGAAGAAAAAGGTGCTGAAGTTGATTTAGATAGTGTTAAAAAAGAAGAACCTAAAGAAGAGATTGTTGTAGAACAAGTTTCTTCTGAAGAACCAAAAAAAGAAGAATCAAAAGAAGAGCCTAAAAAAGAAGATGAATTAAAAGACTATAGTGAAAGCGTTAATAAACGTATTGCTAAACTCACTAAAAAAATGAGAGAAGCAGAACGTCAAAAAGAAGAAGCTATAAATTATGCTAAAACAGTTATTGCTGAAAAAGACGCAAAATATAAATCTGATTTAAATTCTTCAACACAAGGATATGTTCAAGAATTTGAAAAAAGAGTTACATCTAATTTAGATGCAGCAAAAATTAAATTAAAAACTGCAATAGATAATCAAGATGTAGAAGGTCAAGTATCTGCTCAACAAGAAATAGCTCAATTAACTTTGGATAACGCAAGATTAGCTCAAGCTAAAAAGGCTCAAGAAGTTCAAAATCCAACACCTATCAATGCTCAACAACCTGTTCAACAACCTACACAACAACCAGGTTATGCAAATCCAACAGCAATAAAAGAAGCTGCTCAAGAAATGGATCCTAAGGCTGAGGCTTGGTCTGCAAAGAATAGTTGGTTTGGTAAAGATAATGCTATGACTTACACAGCGTTTGACATACATAAAAAATTAACTGAAGAAGAAGGTTACGACCCAACAAGTGATGAATATTATCAAGAAGTGGATAAAAGAATTAGACTTGAATTCCCACATAAATTTGATAATGTCGATAACAAACCGACCGAAAAGGTTACGCAAACGGTCGCTTCAGCTAATCGTCCAGCTCAAACAGGACGCAAAAAAACTGTGAGACTCACACCTTCACAGGTAGCAATTGCTAAAAAATTAGGTGTGCCACTCGAAGAATATGCGAAACATTTAACCACGAAGGAGGCCTAAGCATATGGAAAATAAAAATGAAAATAATAAAATGAAGACTTCTCGTGCGAGCGAAACTAGGGTTAAAAAAGAACGACCTAAAGTTTGGACTCCTCCATCATCTCTAGATGCACCCCCTGCACCTGATGGATACAGGCACCGTTGGATAAGAGCAGAATCTATGGGTTTCGATGATACTAAAAACATCATGGGTAAACTTAGATCTGGTTGGGAACTAGTAAGAGCGGATGAATATCCTAACTCTGAATTTCCTACTATCAAAGACGGAAAGAATACTGGGGTAATTGGGGTTGGTGGCCTATTGTTGGCTAGGATACCTGAAGAGGTTGCAAAGTCTCGTGAAGATTACTTTAAACAACAAACACAAGACAGAAACGATGCAATTGAAAACGATCTCATGAAGGAACAACATAATGCGATGCCTATCAATCAAGATAGACAGAGTCGTGTAACTTTTGGTGGTACTAAGAAAAGTTAATTTTTTAACAATTACTTATCCACTTGACAATAATAAATAGGAGACAATAACTATGGCAAACGCAAATAGTGCATTCGGATTAAAACCATATTTAAAAAATGGTAGTAATTCAAATAGTACAGGTGTCGGTGGATATTCTCACTACGAAATAAAGAACGATAATAGTAACTCTATTTTCAATGGTTCTGTTGTTATACCGTTATCAACCGGTTTTATCGATATAGTCGGTGCAGCAGACGGAGGTACTGTAGCTCCTCTTGGAGTCTTTATGGGTTGTGAATATGTTTCATCTACAACTGGTAAACCGGTTTTTTCAAATTTCTGGCCGGGATCAGGGGCTGATTCAAATCACCCAATTAAAGCATTTGTAGCAGACGATCCAAATCAATTATTTTTGATCGCCTCAGATGCATCATTAACAAACGAAGCTACTGCAAGAGCAAGTGTATTTTTAAACGCTGACATGTCTAGCGGCACAAGTGGATCTACTGTAACAGGTAAATCTTCTGCTGCCTTAGGTGTAAGCACATTAGCAACTACAGCAGGATTAATGCTAAGATTTATGGGTTGGGCAGACGATGCAGCTAACGCAGATTTCTCAGCAGCAGGAATTCCATGTATTGTTAGATTTACATCTCACTTTAATGCAGACAGCTTAGGAATCGTTGTTGGTACACCAGCAACTACAGGAGTATAGAACATGGCCATATCAAGACAACAATTAGCTAAAGAGCTAGAGCCAGGTTTGAATGCTTTATTCGGCTTGGAGTACAAGAACTACGAAAACCAACATGAAGAGATCTTTACAAAAGAAACTTCAGACAGAGCTTTTGAAGAAGAAGTAATGCTTTCAGGTTTTGCTAACGCAGCAGTAAAACAAGAAGGTACAGCGGTAGGATTTGACGATGCACAAGAGTCATATACTTCACGTTATACTCACGAAACAATCGCTCTTGCTTTCTCAATCACTGAAGAAGCAATTGAAGATAATTTGTATGACAGAATCTCAGCTAGATACACAAAAGCATTAGCACGTTCAATGGCTAATACTAAACAAGTAAAAGCAGCGAACGTATTAAATAATGCGTTTAACTCTTCTTTTACAGGTGGAGACGGTGTAGAACTTTGTTCAACTGCTCACCCAACTGTATCTGGTGGTAATGTTGCTAACGAATTAGCAACTTCTGCAGATCTTTCAGAAACTTCTTTAGAGCAAGCATTAATCGACATTGCTGCATTTAAAGATGAGCGTGGATTAAAAATTGCAGCGAATGGTGTAAAAATGATTATTCCTTCACAGCTACAATTCACTGCTGAAAGACTTATGAAGTCTGCTCAAAGAGTTGGCACAGGAGATAATGACACAAATGCTATTGCATCAAAAGGAATGATTCCACAAGGTTATGTGGTTAATAATTTCTTAACTGATACAGATGCATTCTTCATTATGACTGATGTACCAAACGGTCTTAAGTATTTCGAAAGATCACCAATCAAAACTACAATGGAAGGTGACTTTGATACAGGTAATGTAAGATATAAAGCTAGAGAGAGATATTCATTTGGATTCTCAGACTTCAGAGGTATTTACGGTTCACCGGGTGCCTAATAAATAGTTTTATAACTAATTCTAGAAGGGGCCTTATGGCCCCTTTTTTTATGGGAAATCAGTTGACTTTATGGGAAATTAATGTACAAAAT